GCAGAGCAGGACAGCCACTATTCAAACGTAGGTTTATACCTGCTAGACTTACAGATAACCCTTATCTCTCATCTCAAGGGGATTATGAAGCAATGCTTCTATCCCTTCCTGAACAGCAAAGAAGACAACTACTGGAAGGCGATTGGGATATTAAAGAGGGAGCAGCATTCACCGAGTTTGATCGCAAGCTACATGTGGTTGAGCCTTTCCATATACCTAGTAATTGGGTTAAGTTTCGGGCATGTGACTATGGGTATGGAAGTTATTCTGCCGTTGTCTGGTTTGCTGTTGCTCCGTCAGAACAACTAATAGTATATAGAGAAATGTATGTGTCAAAAGTGTTAGCAACAGATCTGGCTGACATGATACTAGATGCAGAAGCAGAGGACGGTAATGTAAAGTATGGAGTATTAGATAGCTCACTCTGGCACAAACGTGGAGACACAGGACCTAGCCTAGCAGAACAAATGATATTAAGAGGATGTAGGTTTAGACCATCAGATAGAAGTAGAGGAAGTAGAGTTGCAGGTAAAAATGAAATACATAGAAGATTACAGACGGATGAATTTACAGAAGAGCCACGCTTGGTTTTTTTTAGCACATGTACTAACATCATTTCGCAACTTCCTGCTATTCCGATAGACAAGAAGAATCCCGAAGATGTGGACACACAATCTGAAGATCACTTGTATGACGCACTAAGATATGGTATAATGTCAAGACCTAAGTTCAGTATATTTGACTATGATCCTGCAAGTCGGCAAACGAACTCAATGCCCATAGCAGACGCAACATTTGGATATTAATATGGCAGAAGATGACAACAATGAAATAACGATGGATGATCAGGTTATATCTGTAGAAGATGTAGCATCTGATGAGCCTGACCCAACGCAAAGCACAAACATGATATCGTTTATTATGGATAGATATAAACGAGCAGATGACTACAGAGAGCAGGATGAGCAGAGATGGCTAAGAGCCTACAGAAACTACAGAGGTTTGTATGGATCAGACGTACAGTTTACAGAAGCTGAGAAGTCACGAGTATTTATAAAGGTAACTAAAACTAAAACGTTGGCAGCATACGGTCAGATAATAGATGTGTTGTTTGCTAATAATAAGTTTCCTTTGACTGTAGAGCCAACAGAATTACCAGAAGGTGTAGTGGCTGATGTAAGTTTTGATCCTGCAGAACCACCACAAGTTAGAAACGATGAGATGTCTAGCCCATATGGGTTCAAAGGAGATGGTAACGATTTACCTGCAGGTGCTACACGACAATCTTTGATGGATAATCTAGGTCCTCTTCAAGGTAAGTTTGATGACATAGATAATTTAAAAGAAGGTGTAGGCAAGACACCTACTTCTGTTACGTTTAGTCCTGCTATGGTAGCAGCTAAAACTATGCAGAAAAAAATACATGATCAGTTAGAAGAGTCTAATGCAAACAAACATTTACGAAGCACAGCCTTTGAGATGGCTTTGTTTGGTACAGGTGTTATGAAAGGACCTTTTGCTGTAGATAAAGAATATCCAAACTGGGATGAGGAGGGTGAGTATTCACCTGTATTTAAAACAGTACCACAAGTTTCACATGTGTCAGTCTGGAACTTCTTTCCTGACCCTGATGCAAACAATATGGATGAAGCACAGTATGTTATAGAAAGACACAAGTTATCACGTACCCAGTTACGTGCATTGAAGAAACGTCCACACTTTAGAGAGCAGGTTATTGAAACAGCAATAGCCCTAGGTGAAAACTATAATAAAGAATATTGGGAAGATGATCTATCCGATTATGCACCTGAACATGCCATAGATAGATATGAAGTATTAGAGTATTGGGGTACTGTAGATGTTGACATGCTAGTTACAGAGCAGGTAGAGATACCACCTGAACTACAAGACTATGATGAAGTACAGTGTAATGTATGGATATGCAACGGACAAGTATTAAGAATGGTGCTTAATCCATTCAAACCTGCAAACATACCTTACATGGCAGCACCCTATGAGCTTAACCCATACAGCTTCTTTGGTGTAGGTATTGCAGAGAACATGGATGATACACAAACATTGATGAATGGTTTTATGCGTATGGCTGTGGACAATGCTGTAATGTCAGGTAATCTGTTGATAGAGATAGATGAAACCAACCTAGTTCCCGGACAAGACCTGAGTGTATATCCCGGAAAAATATTCAGAAGACAAGGAGGAGCACCCGGACAGGCTATCTTTGGTACAAAGTTTCCTAACGTAGCAGGTGAGAACATGCAACTGTTTGATAAAGCACGAGTGCTTGCTGATGAAAGTACAGGGTTACCAAGCTTTTCACACGGACAAACTGGTGTGATGGGAGTAGGACGAACAGCATCAGGTATATCTATGTTAATGAATGCTGCCAGTGGTGGTATTAAGAATGTCATAAAGAATGTAGATGACTATCTTCTTAGACCATTAGGAGAGGGGCTGTTTAGATTTAACATGCAGTTTAACTACGACAAAGCTACTAAGGGTGATCTAGAAGTAAAAGCTCGTGGTACAGAAAGCTTGATGGCAAACGAAGTGCGTAGTCAAAGACTCATGCAGTTTATGCAGGTAGCATCTAGTCCTGCACTTGCACCCTTTGCAAAGTTTCAGTATGTAATACGAGAGATAGCTAAGTCATTAGATTTAGATCCCGACAAAGTAACTAACAACATGGATGAAGCCACACTACAGGCAGAGATCATGAAAAAATTTCAGCAACCTCCTCAAGCACCCACACCTCCTGCAGGAGCAGATCCAAAAGATCCAACAGGAGCAGGTGGTGCAACAATAGGTACAGGTCAAGTGCCTATGCCACAGGAACAAGGATTTTCAGGAAATGAACAACAACAACAACCAAAACAACCCACAGGTCAGCCTGTACAGCAAGCTCAAGCCACTGGTCAACAACAAGGACCACTGGGACAGCTTCAGTGATTATATAGGGTTCTTGATAGCACAGAACCACGCTATCATGGAGCAGACAAATGATTTAGTCACACTCCATAGATCACAAGGTGCTATCGCTATGCTAAGACGATTACGACAACTAAGGGATCATGTAAACTCCAATGGGTCTACTAAGTAAAGCTGTAAAACAGGGATTAATAAACAATCCCCAGATCATCACTAAGAAACAGGATGAAGTTGCTAAAGAAGCAAAGGATAGGGCTGACTTAAATGCAAACGATCCTAATACAAATCCTGATGTGTATGATGAGCAGATGGCAGATCCGAATGTGTCTAAGATCATAGTACCTGAAGATCCTACTCCTGTTCTTGGAAGTATGTATGGGGACTTAGTAAATACATTTGAATCCATGCCCTTTTACGGAAAAGAGACAATATCAGGAGCAAACTTTATAGAGCAGTTAAATTATTATGTAAAAAATATCCAAGGCAGAAATATGCCCTTGTATAAATTTATGGAGAAGCGAGGAGCTTTTAGAAAATTTAGAGACAATCCTAAAAAACAATTTACAAAAAAAGAAATATTAGATTCTTTAAAAGACTTTTCTTCTTTTGAATTTAGAATAAGAACAGATAAAGATACATTTTACAGAGAGTCACAAAGACTGCCTATTGATGAGAGTGCAGGAGATTATAAGAAAATAGGTTATGCTGAAATAACTTTACATGCTCCCATAGATAATACTGTGCCTTCAATACAAAAATTTGCAGACAAGCACTTTAAAGGAAATACTATAGGACACACTAGATCTTCTTTTGTGTATAACAATAAAACTAAAGAGTCGGCTGTTATGCCTGAAGAGGTACAAGGAGATCTTTTTCAAAATATTGGAAAAAAAGTAGATGTTACAAGAGATAGATTAACTAACATACCTACATATGATAATTTTCAAGAAACAACTTTGGTTGGTAATCAAACAATGAGTTTAGTAGGTGTTAGAGTAGATAGCAATATATATAGATCTGCAACTCCTAGTTGGTTTACTACTTCATTTATAGCACCCACTCGATCTTATAACAGCCTAAAAGAAAATTTAAGGCTTGAATATTTTCTTATGGAAGATAATGCAACACTACTTAATAGAATCAAAGAGGGTAGAGTTGCACTAAATGAAGAAGTTCCTAATGCTATAGGAAGAGATAAAGGTATAGAAAATATTGGCTCTCCAGATGCAACAAGCAGAATGGAAGATAACAAAAGTAGATTTATATCACAATTATTTGCTAAAGGTTTTTCACCAAAGCAAATTAGAGAAAGGGTAGAAAAATATTTTTCTAAATCTAGTTCTGAACTAAAAGGTGAAAGTTTAACTGAAAGACAGATACAATCATTTTTAAGAAAAGAGAAACAAAATAAAATAGATCATTATAGAGAAGTATTTAATAAAAATTTTATTGGTATAGGTAATGAAGCTCAAGATATTAGTGGTGGCACTATAGATGCATTTAGTGAGTTACCTAAAACAACTAAATTAATAACTGATATAGAAAATGAGTATGCAACAGGTTCTTCTAATAAAATTCCTTTTTTTACATTACGATATATGCAAAGTTCTCTCTTTGAAACACAAAAAAATTTAGCAAGTGACGAGTCCTTTTCAGTGCCGTTTTCTCTTTTAAAAGACTTTGAAAAGATAAGAATGTTAAATAAACAAAAATTAAAAGACATTCAAAACACTATGCCTAGAACAATGGTGTCTAGCTATGACTACAGAAATCCTAGTGCAATACCTGTGTTCATGCAACGTTTTGCTGCTCATGGTTTTAACATGACAGAGAGAACAGAAATGATTAATAATATTCTTTCTTCATATAATCTAAATTATTTTAGAGGTGCAAATATAAGAAAGACACATCAACAAGGACAAGTAACTGATGGTGAGAGAGATAGATTTTTAAATGATGGTTCTACTAATTATGCAGGGCAAATAAAATATCCTGATGGCTCTACTAAAACCTATATGAATGCTAACGAAAGATTTTTAAGATATTTTGATCAAATAAATGAAGATAGACAAATAGGAGCTTCTACTTGGTCTGACCACCATCCTGAATATCAAGATCATTTAATTCAAGAAGAATTTAAGTTACCTGATTTTGAAGATGCGTATCCAGATATATCACAACCTTTGCCTTATAATTTTGAAGACACTAAAAAAAGAATGAAAAAAATTGTTGATGATTTAAATGAACAATCCAAAGCTATAAATGCAGCCAGACAAGAGTTTAGCAAAAATTATATGAGAGCATTTGAAGAGGATAATTTACATAATATACCAGTAGATCCTCTTGGAGATGCAGGTCCTTTTCCTTATACCCGACTTACAAATGTTACTGTGTGGAGAAACAATAAAGATATATCAGTAGTGGGAAGAGACACAGGTGATTATGGACGTTACTATGAACAAGAGGGTGTTACCTTTGATGTAACCTCTAACTATGTAGAAAATTTTGAGAGAAATAAAAGGATTCTTAGAGAAAGACAAGATGCTTACAATAAAAAACAAGATGAAATTACAGATTTAGAAAATGATCCACGAGGACCAGATGATGTTGATGTTGAACAACAAATAGATATTAAATTAGCAGAAGCAGATCAAATAGAACTAGAAATAGATATAATGGAAAAAAAGATGCTAAGAGAATTAACAGCAAAAAGCATAGGAAATTTTGCTACGTTCTTTGATCCTTTTGAACATGTATTTGATCCGAAACAAATAAATGAACTAAAGTTAATTGACTTTGATGAAATAGTAGATGACTATGGAGGAGAAAAAGATTCTAGATTTGGTGCAAGCTTTGTTGCTCATGTAATGCGTGAAGTTACAAAACAAGATTACTTAAACGGGTTAAATGATTTTGGTTATACCGTGTTTAGTGAGTTAGATATGAATAGATTAAAAAATACTCTTAGTAGTGTTGAAGCTAGAAAAACTTCTTTGGAATCATATCAAAGATTAGAAGATTTGTCATACAACCCATTAAAGAAAGATGACTATATTACAAAAGGCTTAAACAGGGTTGTAGAAAGAGATGACTTACCTATAGCAGATAAGTTAGACTTTTTGTACAAAATGGTTATTGGGCAAATGATGCTTGCTAAAAAATTGAAAACCAACAAAGTAATTATACCAAATGCTTCTGAGTTAATTAATTTAAGAGAACAGCCTACTCCTGAACAAATGGTAAAATTAGGAAGGTTTCAGGCTAATAGCAGAGAGTTTAAAAAGTATGAACAAAAATATAATGAACCAAGCTATACAAGAGCAGATGGTTCAAAGTACAGTATGAGAGAAAAAAGAAAAGGTAAAGACGATCTCTATAATAAATCAAGAGTATTACTGATGGATTTATTAAAGAAAAGATTTGGGGATGATGTGAAGATATATGAGATAAAACAAACTTTTGACAATCCTCCTAGAGAAGTACCTGCAACAGTTATAGAGTTTAACTTTGACTTTGATCCTGAAAAACAAATGATAAAAATGAAAGAGGGTGGGCTTGTACAGATAGACAATATGCGAGAGTCAATGAATTTGTTTACCGATCCAAAAGCATTTGGTGATGATGAGTATAGACAAAATGCTATACGAGAAGCTTTAGAAGCAGGTGTGATATCATTTAACTTTAACCAAGGGGGAGTGACTGATCCTGCACCTAAACCACCGATGATAGATTATGTAACACAACAAGACTACAAAGAAAGAGCAGGAGAACTTTTTGACAAAGATGATTTATATAGAAGGTATCCCAGTTCTTTTTATGCATATAGAAAACAGACATTTGACTTTCCAAATTCTGTAGAGCAATCTAAGTTTGAAAAGGCTAGTCCAATGTTAGGTAGCTTAGAGTTTGAAGCTGATGTTATTCCCAAGTTTAGAACTACAGCTTTAGGTAAGCTAGGATTCTACAGTGCAAGTGATGGCACAGGAATGCCTGATCCAAAGGTAGAGAAAGCAGATGATGCCTATCTAAGATCGCAAGGATCATTCCGTCCATCAGATATGACTATAAGATTAACAAATGATCCTGAAGAAGGAAAGAGGATACGAGCATTAAGAAGAATAAGATCAGAAAAAGATCCACTAGACATACCACCATCCTCACTTCCTCATCCTGAGTTAGAAAGAATGTACACTTTAAATGCAGAAAACCCTACACCTGAACATGAAGCTATTCATAGAGCTATATTAATATTACAAAACTATTATGCAAATGATAGAGACTATGTTGTTAAGAAGTATGGTGAAGAAACAGGTAATGTTTTATTTGATTTATTAAAGCCTTCTAGGGATAATAATTATTTTGATCTATCAAATGAAGTATTAACTGAACAAAATGATGCCATAAGATCAGGTGCTAAGTTTGATTCTGAAACGTATTTACAAAGAACACTTGCTGAGAGAGATGCAGATTTAAGAAACTATAAAGCAAGATATAAAGATCTGTTTAACGAAAAAGACTCATTAGCAAACAATGTAGAACGTATTGTTAGAGCAACGGGAGATCCTAATGCACAACCTAGACATGTACTAAATAGAATAACAAGTATGTCTAGAGAAGGACATGCAGACCTTGTATTGAGTATATTTGATAGAATAACAAAGCAGTTACCTAACTTAGAAGAGTTAGCTAAAGAAAGATTGTATGACAGAAATCCTAAAGGTGGACCTACCTTTGATGCAAGAGGAATAGCAAAGGGAAGTTTAGATGAAGGGTTTTATGATAAGTTAAAAGTAGACAGAGCATCTGGAGAGGGAACAAAAAACTTTCTGCAGAGACAACTACAAAAATTTAGAGATCGAAGAAATTTGAAATCTAATATTAGAGCAAGTGAATCAATGGACTTAGGTGGAAGGTTTTAATTATGGAACAGCAACAGATGGACTTATTTGAAGATGGTGGACTACGTGATCAGGGTGGTGGTAAAGATCCTGTATCAGGTAACGATGTGCCTGTTGGCTCACTAGAAAAAGAAGTACGAGATGATATACCTGCAATGTTAAGCGAAGGAGAGTTTGTCTTTCCTGCTGACGTAGTGCGTTATTGGGGATTAGATTTGTTAATGCAGATGCGTCAAGAAGCAAAGCAGGGGCTGAAGAAGATGGAAGATATGGGACAGATGGGTAATAGCGAAGAAGCTACACTTCCTGATGACATGCCGTTTGACATGGACGATATAGAAACAGGAGATGAACCTGCGTTTAAGTTTAACGTTGGTGGTCTGGCAGCTGATCCACGATTTGCAACACAGAATGTAAATGTTCCTACATACACAGAAGAAGACAAGAAGAACATGGAAACGGCTGTGCTAAGTGGTATATTCGGTGACATAACCATGAAGCGATATGTCAATGCAGATGGTAAAGTTATATACATACCGTTTATTGGAGACAAACCACAAGCACCTATTCCTGAAGGATATAGCTTAGATGAGTCACCAGTTGTTTCATCCCCATCTACAGCACGAGCTACTACAGATAGTGGAGGTGGTGGTAGCACATACGACCCTGCTCTCACCCCTCTTGACAGGGCATTGCAACAACCAGACATGCCAAAGGTAAAGTCTGTTGACATAAATAAAATGTCTCCTGAAGAGCTAGTGGCATATTATGAATCGTTTACTAGCCCGATGGCTAGGTTTGCATCCTATGGTGCAGGGCTACTCTTTGGTCCTCTTGTAGGTGCAGGATTAGCTTTAGCTCAACAATGGAGCATTAGAAACGGACCTAATAGTTTTGTAAACACAGAGAAAAAACTTGCAGAGTTAATATCTAAAGGTGAGCTAAAAGATGCAGGGCTAATGAAAAGAATAACAGATGCTAGAAAACGTGCTAAAGAAAATGGTGTAGGACCTGTGAGTTTACTATCCAAGATAGGTGAAAAATTAGGCTTGTCAAAAGGACCAAATACTGATATACTTACACAAGATTTAAGTAATGCCATTAAGAATGGTGTATTACCTAAAAATGCAAAAGAAATCTTTAATCAGACAGATGCTATCACAGAAGCTTTTAAGGATATAGATCCAGAAACTAAGAAGTTAATTGATCAGTATACTGGTGGCAGAGGTATACCTGCTGATCCTGACGCTGACTATTTAGAAGCGAGTGGTGCAGCAACTGCTACATTTCCTGCTGCAACTACTACAACTAAAACTAACTTTAATTATGGTGCTGTACCTGAGTTTGGTGAAGGACAACGTGTACAACCTGTTACGGTTGACCCTGATGCAGATTATTTAAGAGAGAGTGGTGCAGGGACTGCCCCTACTGAAAGGGCAAAGGTAGAATCTGTTTTTGATGCCAGTGTATTAGGTACACCTGTAACCCCAGATCAATTTGTTCCTGACTACGGTTTTGACGATAAAGCTCAAAAGCAAGCTAGAGAAGAACGAATGAGAGATAGAAGATCTCCTATAACAAAATTTCTTACACCTATAGAAGAGGTAGAAACAAAATCTGGTGTGGAGCAGGATAGAAGAATAAAACAAAAACCTGCCTACACAGCAGGAGATGATCCTAGTGCAACTTATGATCTTCCACAATCAGAGGATGACGATAGAGAAGAAACAGGAACATATGATCCATCATTTGATACTTTTTCACCAACCACTACGTCTAAAACTTACGAACAATCAGTAGGAAGTGCAGGAGCAACTAGACCACAAACCTTAGGAGTGCCTTACACTCCACCTTCTATAGGAACTGGTGGTGGTGGTGCAGGACAGAGATTTGGTCCTACTGGTGGATTCTATGTAGGTGGTGTACCCACTAAACCTATGAAGCCACAAAAACTAAAGAAAGGTGGTTTAGCTAAACCTAAAGTTAAACCAAAAAGAATGAAGAAGGGTGGACTAGCTTCTAAAAAATAAGTTCACAATATGTTGGCTACCTAACTCCCCACTAACATGGCATACAGTTAGCCCTAACGAAAGGTAAGTAAAATGGCAGAAGCAAAAGTAATGGTGCAAGAGACAACACCAAAAAAAGTAATGTCTCTAGCATCTCGTAAGTATTCACGAGAAGATAAAATAAAAAAAGACGAAGAAGAATTAAATCAACTAATTGCAGAGCAAAAAGGTGAAGTGACAGAAGAGGTACAAGCAGAACCCGAACCTACATCTGCAGAGGAGAGAACTTTTAAGAAACGCTATGGTGATCTTAGAAGACACTCACAACAAAAGGAAGCTGATCTGCAGGAGCAGATAAACAGTTTAAAAACACAGCTTGATGAAGTTACTAAAAAAGAAATCAAGCTACCAAAGTCAGATGAAGACTTAGAAGCATGGGCAACTAAACATCCTGACGTAGCAGCAATAGTTGAAACTATAGCTATCAAGAAATCTAAAGAGCAATCTAAAGATCTTGAAGACAGGATTAAAAAGATAAACGAGATGCAAGAGTCTGCTACTAAGGAGAAAGCAGAGGTAGAACTACTGAAGCTACACCCTGACTTTGTAGAGATACGTGAAGACGATGAGTTTCATAACTGGGCTGAAGATCAACCTAAGTGGGTACAACAAGCTCTTTATGAAAATGATGATGATGCAAAGTCTGCAGCTCGTGCTATAGACTTATATAAAGCTGATAAGGGTATTACTAAAAAGAAAGCAAGCACATCAAAGGATGCTGCATTTGCTACAAATACCAAAGCATCACGATCTAAACCTCAGACAAATGATCAGTCATCATATCTGAGGGAATCACAAGTACAAAAGATGTCAGCACAGGAGTACGAGAAACGACAAGAGGAGATTATGGAAGCAATACAGACAGGTAAGTTTGTATACGATGTTTCTGGATCTGCACGATAAAAAAGTTGACATTTAAAAATTTATACATATAACTATGTATAATACGTAAATACATACACATAGCCCCTTTATGGACACCTAAAGTATGTATTTTTATCACAAAAGACAATGCGATGAGACTTACCTAGTTTGTCTAGCCCAGTGTGTACAACTGCACCTAGAATTAAATTAGCCCCGAATCAGAATTGTAATTTGTATCTGTGACCTTGAAAAGTAAGGAGGAACGACTATGGCTTTTCAAACTGCTGCAGGGCATACCAGTTTACCTAACGGTAACTTTAGTCCTGTCATATATTCCA